GGACGGAATGTGGTACGACAATTTTATAATGGCTAAAAATCTATACATTGATTTGTTAGAAAAGTTATTAAGTTTTGCAGACGTCGAAGTTGTTTACAATCCGTCAAACCACGATTTAACACACGGTTTCTTTTTAATGCAATTAATCGAAGCGCACTTTGCTAATAGTACAATCAATTTTAACGTTAATTTGCAACACAGAAAAGCATTTAAGTATGGAAACAACTTGATAGGCACAACACACGGTGACGGAGCAAAAATCGAACACTTACCTTTATTGTTAGCGACGGAGTTTCCTATTTTATGGAGCGAAACTAAACACAGGTATATTTATTCGCATCACGTTCATCACAAAACAAGCAAAGATTTTATAGGAGTAACATTTGAAACGTTGCGTTCTCCTTCAGGAAGTGACAGTTGGCATCACAAAAACGGATATACAGGCGTTCCAAAAGCGGTTGAAGGTTACATACACCACAAAGAATTTGGGCAAGTTGCACGATTAACAAATATTTTTTAATATATTTGCAATTCATAGTTAATAAAAGAAAAACAGTTATAAGCTCCCCAGCACGTAGCTGTTTTTTTTTGTCCCATATATTAGCCAAATTTGGCACAAACAACTATAAATAGCTAATATGTTAGATATACTTTACATAATCGGTTTAATTCCGATTATTATGTAATCTCAAAGTAATACTTTAGATTATGTCCCGTTTTTTAATTAATAAACAATATTTTTTAAGGGTATAATTTTAATAATAGCAAAGATTTTAAGGGTTTTACCTATATAATAATACATTATTAAGTAAAATTTACCTTGATTAAGTGTTTTACCTTATTTAGAATGAATATAAATTACACTTTTTTCTATTCAGAAAACGTAATAAACACAAGGGTTTTAAAAATAAATTAAAAATAAATTAAAAATAATTGTTAAAAAGTATTGTAGTTATTAAAATAGTTTTTATATTTGCATATAATTATTAACTAAACAATTTAAAACTATGAAAAACTTTAACCAAGTATTAGACTTTTTGGAACTACAACAAAAAGAAGACAAACTAAACACGAACCAACTGCATTTAATTATTCAAACTTTAGTAACATTTTTAGACGATGAGCAGATGCAGGAAGTAGAAAATTTATTTAACCAATTTAAAAAATAAGACTATGAAAAACTTAATTGATTACTTTACACCAACAACCGAAGAACACAAATTGTTTTTAAGGCACTTTTTAAGCACTCTAACGGTGTTTATAGTGTTGGGTGGTATGTTCTATTGTTTAATGTATTTAAAAGCGTTGTAAGATGGAAAATAGAAATTTAGAATTTTGGAATAAAGGGTGGGAATTAACCTACGAGTTTACAGGTTGGACTTATTCAATAGCAGGAACTTGGGAATTTAACGACTACGACGAAGTTAGTGAATATGCGTTTATTGAACTTGACGTTGAAGTTTCGGAAAAGTGGTTAACAGAAACAGATGACAATTTACAACCGCACGTTCTTGGGGTTCGTATTTTAGAAGATTTACGTTTAGAAATGCAGGAAGCAATAAACAGTGATTTGGTACATTATAACTTCTGGGAATGGAAAGCGAGTAACGATGAAAGTAACTATAATTTTTACCACGAACTATGAAAGCAGGAACTATATACGACCAATTAGATTGGTGGCAAAGACAAGATAGGGGTTCATTTGATTTAGGGTTATACCTTGAAATTTGCAGAATTAAAAAAAACGAACAAACTAAATTTAAAGAAATGAAAAGATACAAAGCAACATTTAAAACTTGGGCGTATGTTGGCGCACCAATGAAGTTGGAAACACGAATTGTTGAAGCTTACGACTTCCAGCACGTTAAAAACTTAATACAAAAGAACGATGACATTATAATTGAAATTAAACAAATAGAAAAATGAAACAAACAGCAGTAGAATGGTTATTTGAGCAATATGTAAACAAAAGTATTATTACTATTGAAGACATTGAACAAGCCAAAGAAATGGAGAAGGAGCAGATGAAGCTTGCTTGTATTAGAACTGAATATGAAGATAAAGCTTGGCAAAATTTAATGGAAAAGCAATTTGAACAATACTACAACGAAACTTATAAAAATACGAAACAATGATAGAACTAATAAAAGAAATAATAGAACAAGACGGACTTGCACAAAAAAACCGAAAAGTTGAAATAATACACAAACGAGTTTATTTATTTAATACGCTACGGAAACAGGGTTACACTTTAAAAAATATTGGAAGTTTATTTAGAATGAACCACGCAACAATTTTACACGGTTTAAAAAATTACCAAAATTTAGATGAAACTAAAAATAAACTTTTTCAGCACAACACGGAGTATTATAAACTTCTTTTAAGTTTAGAACGTCCAGAACTTGACTTGCGAAAAGAAATAAAAGAAGCAAAGAACTTAAAAGACTTGCGTAAAATTCAGTTAAGAATAAAAAATAATTTATTTTAATTCGTGTTTATTTAAAATTAATTATTAAATTTGCAATATGGTTCGGTCTCACGTAATAGAACAAAAAAAATTATTAACCCTTGTTAATGAAGCAGAAGTGAGACCCTGCGGATTCAACAGGGGTTTTTCATTTAAAAAAATTTAAAGTATGAAAGGTTGGATTAAAATACACAGGTGCTTATTAGAAAACCCAATTTACAACTGTGAGCCATTTGATAGGACACACGCTTGGATTGATTTATTATTATTAGCAAACCACAAAGAAGGATATTTTTATAAACGTGGTATTCGTGTTGATGTAAAAGAAGGTCAAGTTGGTTACGATATTGATAGTTTAAGTAAGCGCTGGAAATGGTCAAGGGGCAAAGTTGAAAGGTTTTTAAATTCGTTAGAAAATGATAAAAATATAGTAAGGCAAAAAAGCAATGTAACTACTTTAATATCAATAGTTAAATATAAAGAGTACCAAGCAAACGATAACGCAAACGAACACCAAACGATAAAGCAAACGAACACTAACAAGAATGAAAAGAATAATAAAGAAAATATATATAGGGAATTTCAACACTTATTTATTACTGAAGACGAAGTAAAAAAGTTATTAGATAAACATACAATTACACAAATAAACAATGTACTAAACGACATTGAAAATTACAAGCAAAATACTAAATATAAAAGTTTATATTTAACGGCAGTAAAATGGCTACAGAAAAACGAACCAACTTCCGAAGGTATTTCACCTGAAGAAATAAAAGCAAGAAAATATGGATATATTAACTAACGGTTCAGCACTTGACTATTTATTGAACTACAGAGACGGTAAAATAAAACACGGTTTAGAACTTGGAAATGGACTTGATGACTATTTAAAATTCAAACGTAAGCAAGTAAACATAATTTTAGGACACGACAACGTAGGAAAAACTTATTTTATAAATTGGTATTTTTTAGCACTTGCATTAAAGCACAAATTAAAGTTTATAATTTGGAGCGGTGAAAATCAACACGGGCAAATTTTGCGAGATTTAATACAGATGTACGCAGGAATAAATTTCAAACAATTAACCCACGATGAAATTAGAAATTACTCAGCATATTTAGAACAATACTTTACATTTGTTAAAAACGACCGCCTGTATAAACACGAAGAACTATTTAAAATATTTGAACAAAGCGAATGCGATGTTGCACTAATAGACCCATTTACAGGTCTTGATAGGAATATGACTTACGAAGGTAACTACCAATTTATGAACGCAGCACGACAATTTGTAAACAAAACAGGAATGACAATTTACATAAACACTCATCCAAATACTGAAAGCGGAAGGAGTTCTAATATTTATACTGAAGGAGACTTTAAAGGACATTTAAAAGCACCGTTAAAAGACCACGTAGAAGGTGGCAAAGCATTTACTAACAGGTGCGACGATATGATAGTAGTTCACAGACTAATAAAACACGATGTTATGAAATTTGTAACTTGGGTTTCTACTGAAAAAATAAAAGACGTAGACACAGGCGGTAAACATACAGGATTAAACGACCCCGTTTATTGCGAATACAATTACGGATTAGGTTTTAAAGTTTACGGAAAAGACGTAATTTCGGCATTTAGACCAACAAATAGTATTAACTTAAAACCTTTTTAAAATGAAAGTCGCTTGGTTTAGTTGTGGAGTAACAAGCGCAGTAGCTTGTAAACTTGCAGTAGATGAATACGGAAAAGACAACGTTGAATTATTTTATATTGTTATTAATTCAGCACACGAAGACAACGAACGATTTATTTTAGATTGCGAAAATTGGATTGGTAAAAAAATAAATAAAATTCAATCAAAAAAATTTAAAGACCAGTTTGAAGTAATTGAAAAAATTAAATATGTAAACGGAGTTAATGGAGCGCCTTGTACTTTGCATTTAAAAAAAAATGTAAGGTTTGCAATTGAAAAAAGCAATAATTTTGACGGACAAATATTTGGTTTTGAATTTGAAAAAAAAGAAATAAATAGAGCAATTAGATTTAGTCAACAATATTCTAACGTTAAACCTTTGTACCCGTTAATTGATAGAAAAATAACTAAAAGTCAATGTGCAGAAATTTTGTTAATTAACGGAATTAAACTACCTAAAATGTATGAGTTAGGTTTTCATAACAATAATTGTATTGGTTGCGTTAAAGGTGGCAAAGGTTATTGGAACCACGTCAAAAAACACTTTCCAGAAACATTTGAAAAAATGAGTAATTTAGAACAAAAAATTGGAGCGACTTGCATAAAAAATAAATTTTTAAAAGATTTAAAACCTAACGAAGGTAAACACGAACCGCCAATAGTTCCAGACTGCGGTACTTTTTGCGAAATAGAATTTGCAGATATTATTGACAAAAACACGGAACGAGTATTAAACGGATATACAACTATGAAACAACTAAAACTTTTTTAAAATGGAACTTGACTTATTGAGCAGTAGAATAAACTTAAACCACACTTGTTTAAAATTACAAGTCAGCATTGAAGACATAAAAACGAAACATCCAAACCGAACAGATTTAATAACTTCAATGGAACAAAGTTTACACGAAATAAAAAAAGCAATGGTAGTTTACCAAACGTTAGAAAAAGAATTTAGAGCGACAAGACAAATTAACTTTGATTTACAACACATAAATTTAGAATTAAAACAGGAAGTAAAAGACTTAAAAAAAATTATAGAATTTAACAACGCAGAACTTTGAAAACACGAACTAAAAAATGTTTAAACTGCAAAGAAGAATTTACACCGTTCAGCACACTACAAAAGTTTTGTTTAAAAAACGAATGTATAAAAGCAATGGTTGAAACACAAAAGTTAAAGGAATGGAACAAGAAGAAAAAAAAATTAGTTGAGAACTTAAAAACTGCAAACGACTATTTAAAAATAGCGCAACAGGTGTTTAATAAATTTATTCGTGTTCGTGACGCTGGACTTAATTGTATTTCGTGCAATAAACCTTGTAAAAAAGAAAACGCAGGTCACTACTATTCGCAAGGTGGACACAGTAACGTAAGGTTTAACGAAGACAACGTACACTTGCAATGCGAAGCGTGTAACACTTATTTAAGCGGTAACTTGTTGAACTATCAAATAGGTATAGAAAAACGAATAGGAGCGCAAAGATTAATGGAGCTTCAGGCGAAAGCACACGATGTTAAAAAGTGGACAAAAGACGAACTAAAAGAACTAATAGAAATTTATAAACAAAAACTAAAATGTATTTTAAAATAACACCAGAACAATTAGAAAAAGCAAAACACCGAAATACGTTTGGTATATTAAAAAATTCAATAGAAAAAGGAAAAGGAAATTATTTAGGTTCAGTTGGTGAAGTTGTTTTAATAGACTACTATAAAAATAAAGAAGTAAAATTTGTTGACGAACAAAATTTTGATTACGATTTTATAATAAACGATTTTAAAATTGATGTAAAAACCCAATCAATGAAATACAAATATGAACCTAAACCATATTTTACTTGCCATATTCCAAACTTCAATATAAAACAAGATTGCGATTTTTACGCTTTTATGTTTATTAATTTAGAAACAAACGATGCTTATTGTAAAGGAATGATTAGAAAAAAAGATTGGAAATCAGTAGCAAAACTAAAAAAGCAAGGGGAAATGGGTCGCATAAAACCTTTTAAATGCGACACTTGGATTTGTTTAATTAGCGATTTATCAAAAATAAATTAAAAAAATAGTTGTTTATTAAATAACTTTATTTATATTTGCATATATTATTAACTTAAATTATTTAACTATGAAACATTTATTTAAAAGTTTAGCACAATTTCAGCAGGAAGTGCCTGTTATTCACAAAGCAACACAAGGCTACGGATATACCTACGCAGACTTGCCGAAAATCTTTGAAGTAATAAACCCATTACTAAAAAAACACGGATTGGGGTTTACACAATTACTTAATTCAAAGGATGGCGAAAACTATTTAGCAACTATTTTATTTCATATTGAAAGCGGTGAAAGTTTAGAAAGTAGCACGTTGATTCCACAGGTTGAATTAAAACAAATGAATTTATACCAAAGTTTCGGAAGTGGAACAACCTACTTTCGTCGTTACTGTTTGAGTTCAATTTTGGGCATTGTTTCGGACAAAGACACAGACGCAAGTGGTGAACAAGTAAAACACGAACCTAAAAAGTCTACAATAGACAACGCAAGGTTTCAAAAAGCTATTGACGCAATTAGCAAAGGCGAATATACAGTTGAAGAACTAACAACAAAGTTTAGTTTAACACCTGCACAATTAAAAACGTTAGAAGTATGAAAATACGTTGTTCAGCATTGGGGCGGTTAATGACCGCTCCACGCACCAAGACTGAAACATTAAGCAAAACAGCAAAGAGTTACATCCAAGAACTTGTTTTAGAAGAAAAATTTGGCATTAAAAAAGAGTTTAGTTCACGTTACACGGACAAAGGTTTACAATGCGAAGACGAAGCAATTAGTTTGGTAAACGATGTTTTGGGTTTAGGGTTTATTTTTAAGAACGAAGAACATTTTAACAACGATTGGATAACAGGAACACCCGACGTAAACACGAATGAAATTTTACTTGATATTAAATGCAGTTACGAAGCTCACACGTTTCCGTTCTTTGAAGACGAAATACCTACAAAAGATTATTACTATCAATTACAGGGTTATATGTGGCTAACAGGCAAGACCGAAGCACTACTTTGTTATTGTTTAGTAAATACACCTTTAGAAATAGTTGAAGACGAAATTAGACGCGAACATTGGAAACATTTTAAAATTGACGAAGACGCAGAAATTAGAGAATACGTAGAAAAAAAACATAACTTTGACCATTTGCCAGAACAAACAAAAGTAAAAGTCTTTAAAATAGAACGCGATGAAACAGTAATTTGGGAAATACAAAAC